TCCTGCGCCAGTCGCTAAGCATCAACGACGAAACGTCATCGTTGTCAAGAGGTGTCACAATTTGGAGTGAACGCAAATATGACTCGATCCTGAGCTGCACACCGACGGCAATGCCGAAGTGGCGCTCAACCACTTCACGGCTGCGCCAGTCGATTTCACAATTGAGAGCGGCACCAATGGTGCCATCAATCTGCAACTGTGCGTCCCACCAAGCATCGTGTGAATCGAACTTGGGGACGACCCCACTCGTCACCCTCAGCCCGTAGAGGGCGAGTTCACGAGAGATGGGGCAGCCAGGAGCCTCACATACGAGGCTCATGGCACGAGCACGCAGAAGACCCAGATGTTGGCCAGGATCACCACGCAAGGGGGAACAAGACCAAGCGAACTTGCAAAGAGTTTCAGCAGGGTCGATAAGGTTATGGAGCACGTCCTCGTGTGAGACGAGAGAACAAAAGGAACTGGACGCGATACCATCACGAACAGCCATCTTGATTTCAAAACCCAATGCACGGATGTCATCGTCAGAAGGGCGGCCAGGATGGCCTGCAGTAGAAGTGATCTGAGCGATACCATCATCACCTTCGACAACAAGAAAGTACGAACCAACAGGATAGCCCAATCGGTCCAACAGGAAACATGTCAGACACAAGTTGGTCCAACCATTCCCAAGCGACGTCACCATGTCGCCGGACATTCGACGACCATGGCAGAACACCTCAAAGCCCGGATACACAATGTGATTCGCGCCACACAACGCTTTTTCAATGTGGCGCAAGGACGCGGCAGCACCAGGTACACTAGAGAGCATGTGGCGATACAACGCCATCTCAGCAAGACCGAGAATATCAGGCGTGAAATGAGCTTCAAACGCCGTGTGATCGGTCTCAATGACGCTAGCGCCATGTTCTACACGTGAGAAAATGTACTCAGCACGCTGCGCAACAGGAACGTGCTTGATGAAGCACTTCGTACCTGGCACAAGCTCCAAATCGTACACGACCTTCTCCATGGCATGGGAGAGAGGTCCCAGCAAAGTCTTGAAAGCATCGGAGCGAGAATTGATCATACGAGGCTGCTTGAAAGAAGGGTAAGGTTCAGGCTTAGTGTGACCCTCACACAAGTAAATACCTCGAAGATCGCCAGATAGAACGGTCGCGTGAGCCTCATCATACTGTCTCAGACGAGACCCACTGTATCCTTGGGCCCGGAGATGCTCACGAAACGTGTCATAAGAAACGTCCGCATCCGCAGAAAGGGGTGGGAGTCGGAAACACATTACACTCACAAAATGACCGAAAGACTCACGAATGTCATGCACAAAAGGGGAAATCGAGGAACCGATCAACATCTCAAAAGGACACAGTCTCAAAAACCGATGTTTGGCTCCGTCGATATTACTCAACACATGATCGAGATCAGGAAATGGCAGACACGCACCAGAAACGTGACACCCCAAAGACGCTTGCATCATGCGGTGTTCACGTACAGTGGCAAACTCGTGGGTGATGAGAAGAGGGGCACCCCAGTGGGCGCCAACTCTCTTAGGCACTAGCTTCCGAACCTCAGAAGCAAGCAAATGGGTACCGTCAACAACCATCACACGATTGTCCCCAATGGGGAGACACATGTCATGGGAGCGGTACCCCTCACACCACACGAAGTTTGGTGATGCCTGCCTTACAGACCCCCCAGCTCGGGTGAGGAGAGAACAATACGCGCTCTACTCATCCTTGCATAGTCCGCAGCGAAGGCAGCGGTAGAGGTGAGAGAGTCAGGGAAATCAGATCTCCAATGTGCGCCAGGGAGATGCTGGGCATAGTCGACCATCTGGCTATAATTGGCACCAGGCTTCCTCATCACCATGTCGGCGGCAACAGTCCTGGACACAACATGCACGACAGATGTGCCACCTTTTGGGCAGAGTGAATAGGCCAACCTGCTCAAACTGTG